TTACATCCCTCCGGTCCAAACTAAACGTGGCCCAGAGAAACCGCCCTCTTGAAAGACAAGCCCAGCTCGTAGCAAACGCCATAGTCCAGGCAAAGAAGGATGCTAATCCTGACATGGATGCTTCTGATCTTAAGAAGATCCAAGGTTTAGCTCTTGCTGAAGCACGCGCTAGAACAGGCGCCGGTAAACAACGCATCCAGATAGAACCCCAGGAATGGGCAGCTATCCAGGCTGGAGCGATTAGCAACAACACACTATCACAGATCCTTAGCAATGCTGACCTTGATAAGATCAAGGAGTTGGCAACACCAAGAACTCCTGTTCTAATGAGTAAAGCAAAGGCAGCCCGTGCTCAGTCTATGATAGCGTCTGGCTACACCCAGTCTGAGATTGCTGATGCGCTGGGTGTATCGCTTACAACTCTTAAGGATTCGATTTCGAAAGGAGGATCTTAGTGGCGTTGCACATGTTGACTACCGTTGACAATCCCTTCGACCCATTCACACAGTTCGATGAATGGTTGCAGTTCGATCAGAGTTCTGGTTACTTCACGACTGAGTACCTAGCCCGCCTCACCATCACCTCTAACGATCTTTCTGAAGTCGATCAAGACAAAGCTATCGAATTAGCGATAGAAGAGATTGTAAGAGAGAACATCAACGGTATGTACAAGAAAGTTGAAGCGCCTTCAAACTTTATTTCTTCTGAAAATTCTTAGGAGAAATAAAATTTTTATTGAAGGGGGAGGGGGGTCTCGCAAATTTCACCCCCCTCCTGCATCGCGTGCCTCCCAAAAAATGCCCCGGGGGGACTTTTCGGCCAATGTTTCTGCCTCGGAAGGTGTTGAAAGGAGAATGAAAGGAGGTCTAAACTATGGTTAGTAGGAAGGTAAGTACTCCAAAACATACTGAAAGTAGTCGACCTCCGGCGACAACTCCTGAGGAACGAGAGAATCAGTTGATTTCGGCGGCTGTTGACCTCGCCGAACAACAGATTAGAGACGGAAGTGCTTCCGCTCAAGTCCTAACTCACTATTTGAAGCTTGGATCATCTCGAGAAAGACTCGAACAGCAACGTTTGAAGAACGAAGTGAGTCTCCTTGAAACCAAACGCGAGATGATGGAGTCCGAGAAGAGAGTAGAGAGCTTGATTGCGGATGCTCTTAACGCAATGAAGACATACAGCGGAAATTCTCCGGAGGAAGAAGTAGGTGACTATGATGAGTTCACGGATTAGGACCTATTCGGAACTCATTCAGCACGAAACATTCTTGGAGAGGTACAACTATCTCTCCTTGAGAAGCGAAGTCGGTTGCGAGACCTTTGGATTCAATCGATGGATCAATCAGAGATTCTATACATCTCGTCAATGGAGAAATCTCCGTTATAAAATCATTGCAAGAGACAACGCATGCGACCTCGGGGTTGAAGGCTACGAGATTCATAGTCGATTAATAATCCACCATCTCAATCCGCTTAAAGAAGAGGACATAATTTATGGAACTCGACAGAGTCTGGATCCCGAATTCCTGATCTGCACTACCCATGACACGCACAACGCAATTCACTTCGGCGATGCGAGTCTATTGAGACAACCATACGTTCCTAGGACACCAGGAGATACAAAGCTATGGTAGGGAAGAACCCGCGTTCCTCCAGTAGGAAGGCAACGCCTTCTACGACGAGCCAGGAAGTTCAACCAGCTGAACCCACTGAGGTTGAGCAGCAGGAGGTCGTCCCAGCCGATCCTGTAGAGGTTCAGAAAGAGGACAACGAAGAAGAGAATCCGGATCCCGATTCCCCAGACTTCTCTGACGAAGAGCAAGAGCAGATCGAGCAGGCACTGAATCGAAAGACTGACGACGGTCCTGGCGAGGATCCTGTTCCGCCGTCAAACTTCGAATCATTCGCCACGCCGGGCGTCGAGAAGACTCACCAAAAGCCGTTGGTGACAGTGGTCGACGAGGTCTTGACTGGAAAGTGGGGCGACTTCTCTGTTCGACGGCAGCGTCTGACGGATGCTGGGTACAATGCCACCGAAGTTTTGCAGCTGGTCAATATGAGAGTTGCTGGTGGAGCGCCGACTGCTTACTTCCCATCCAATGATGATCTCAAAGAGCAGGTCGCTCGAGGGGAGTGGGGTGCTTCGGAAAACATGATCGCAAAGAATCTCAAGAAGGCGGGCTACAGCGACGCTACGATCGCCGAGGTTGCTCCTCGAGCGCAAAGGGACTGATATGGCTGTAATCGCTTACGATCAACCGGTCAAAGATCTGATTGCAGGTCTGAATGCAACCGGTCACGTCACTCACACAACCCATCGCAAGACAAAAGTAACTCTTCATCACAATGCTGCAAAGCTCAGTCATGAAGGTGTTCTCGAGGTTTGGAAAACTCGTCCAGCTTCGGCTCAATTCGATGTCGATGCCAATGGTGGAGTGGCACAGTACGTCATCGTCAATGAGTATGCATGGGCTTGTGGAACTACACCTGGCAATGAGCAGTCTATTTCAATCGAAATGTGCAATCTGAGTTTGTCTCCGAACTGGGACGTGAGCGAGACTACTTGGAAGTCTGCCGCTCGACTGTCCGGGTGGCTGTTTGCTCGTGTCATCGGAGCTCGGCCAGACAGCAACAGCCTCGTCATGCACAAGTATTGGAAAGCCACTGAATGTGCCGGACCACACATCAGTAACATCTACAATCAGGTGCTGACGGAAACCCAGAAACAATACGACTACTTCGCTCACGGCATTCCTTTGGAGAACGACATGCAACCAACTGATCAGAGTTATACCCCCAAGCTTGACGCCAACGGCAATGTCGTTGGCTACTACACTTGGGGAGAGATCTGGTACTGGGACAACCGGTACGCCAATGAAACTCGAGTGTTGCAAGATCGATTGCTTGCCGGTCAGAAAGCAATCTTGGACGCGATTGCTGCTGGAGAAGTTGGCGACTTGACCGTCGAAGATGTCGAGCGGATTCTGTCCGAAGGTGTGCTCACAGTCGAGGTCAAGTATCCTCCGGTCGGTTCGAATCCGGACGCCGAAGAGCAGTTGGTTCAGGGAATGCTGGCGAATCCCAATGTCTCAAATGATGAGACTGAGATTCGTTCCATCGTTACCCCTAGTTAAAGCTGATTGAACGATCAATCAGTTTAGGTCAAAATGGGAGTCCCCAGGGGAGGTGACCAATGACCGATAGTATTCTCGAGAGTACCAAGAAGGTGTTGAATCTCGCTCCTGATTACACAGCGTTTGATCAGGACATAATCATGCACATCAACTCTGTATTTAGCACCTTGTGGCAGCTAGGAGTCGGGCCAGAGCTTGGGTTCAGGATCGAAGACGACATAGCTACCTGGGACGCCTTCCTTGGGGACGACCCAACCCTGAGTCATATCAAGACCTACATGTATCTTCGAGTTCGAATGCTTTTCGATCCACCAACGACAGGCTATCTCGTCGATGCGATGGAGAAACAAGTAAAAGAACTCGAATGGAGGATCAACGTACAGAGAGAGGATGTCGAGTGGGTCGATCCGATGCCTCCGCCGATCCCCAGTCCTTGGCCACCGTAGAAGATTTTCTTCAGCATTTCGGGGTCAAAGGAATGAAGTGGGGCAATCGTATGTCCTTCAAGCGTCCTGTCAAGGAAAGTCCCTCGGCAGACGCAGCAAAGGCTATGGCCCTTCGAGATCGTGCCAAGAGGAGTAAGCCTAAAGCTCTGAGCAATAAAGAGCTACAAGAAGCGATCAACAGAATGAATCTGGAACAACAATTCAAGCGCTTGAATACCAACGAAAGAAATATTGCGGTTCGCTTCATTTCAAATACACTTCTTGAAGTAGGTAAACGAGAAGCAGTTGGTCTAGTCGCAAAGAAAGCCGCCAAGCTTGCTACGAGGGCGGTGGTTTAGTGTTTGACGAAGCTATAGTCGCGTTTCTCCCGCAAGATGGTTCTTGGTGTGCACAGGATTTTCCGCACATGACATTGGTGGCTGCCGGTCCTGTGGATGATTTGAGTTCTAGCGAACAAGACAGTTTCGCAAAGGACGCTATTTCAGCAGCTCGAGTCATGGGCGGTCCGTTTTCTCTGCCAGTTACTGGCGTTGAACAATTAGGAATTACGGAAATTGTTGACGCTCTTATGCTTTATCCAAATCCTCAGCTTTTAGTTGCTAGAAGTTTGATGGAATCTTGGAATAGGAGCGAATTCAAAGAATTTAATCCTCACGCTACAATTGGACCAGCTGGTTCGGCGTTTACTCAAGCAATTCCCTTCAATGACGGTGTTCAAGATACGGTCCGATACAAACGACAGGTTCTGCCAAGTCAGTTGTATTTTGATAGAATGGCTGTTTGTTTCGGACCGAATCGGCTTGTGTTTGCTTTTAGTAGTTTGTACTAGAAGGGAGGGACGATGACGCTTTCGAATACGGCTACTCCGTTTTATTACGGTCAATTTAGAGATGCGGTTCTTCGGGGAGAAATTCCTGTAAATCGCGAGATCTCTGCGGAGATGAATCGTATCGATGCGCTCATCGCCAACCCGAATATCTGGTATGACTCAAAAGCAGTAGATGGATTTATTCTCTATTGCGAAGGTGAACTAACTCTTACAGATGGAAGCGATCTCCATCTTCTTCCCACGTTCAAGTTGTGGGCAGAACAAATCTTTGGTTGGTATTACTTCGTTGATCGATCTGTTTGGGAACCACACGAGAGTGGTCAAGGCGGTCAATATGTAACCAAGACCATTAAGAAACGCTTAACCACCAAGCAGTTCTTGATCGTGGCTCGCGGTGCAGCCAAGTCGATGTACGCACAATGCATTCAAGCGTATTTTTTGAATGTCGATACATCCACAACGCATCAAATTACAACAGCTCCAACAATGAAGCAGGCCGAAGAGGTTATGGGTCCTTTCAGGACTTCTATCACCCGAGCAAAAGGTCCTTTGTTTAAGTTTCTTACACAAGGATCTATGCAGAACACAACGGGGAATAGATTTCTTCGTCAAAAACTGGCAGCAACAAAGAAAGGCATTGAGAATTTCTTAACGGGTAGTCTGTTGGAGATTCGACCGATGTCTATCGGTAAGCTGCAGGGTCTTCGACCAAAAGTCTCGACCATCGACGAATGGCTTTCTGGTGATATTCGTGAGGACGTGGTTGGCGCCATCGAACAAGGCGCTTCCAAGCTCGACGACTATCTAATCATTGCCATTAGTTCTGAGGGAACAGTTCGAAATGGTTCCGGAGACACTATCAAGATGGAGCTCGCGGAGATTCTAAAAGGCGAGTACATTGCGCCGCATGTTTCCATCTGGCACTACAAGTTGGATGAGCTGGAAGAAGTGTCTGATCCAGACATGTGGCCAAAAGCTCAGCCCAACATCGGAAAAACTGTTTCTTATGAAGTGTATCAGCTTGATGTCGAACGTGCAGAGAAAGCTCCGGCCGCTAGAAACGATATTCTAGCCAAGAGGTTTGGCATTCCCATGGAAGGATACACCTATTTCTTCACTTACGAAGAAACAGAGCTGCATCCTCGTTCTAATTTCTGGGATTTGCCTTGTTCTCTGGGAGCTGACCTTTCTCAAGGCGATGACTTCTGTGCTTTTACATTTCTATTCCCTCTTTCTCGAGGTCGTTTCGGAATCAAGACAAGAAGTTACATTACTTCTTTGACCTTGATGAAGTTGCCTGGAGCTCTTCGGCATAAGTACGAGAATTTCAGAAGAGAAGGAAGTCTTCATGTTCTAGAGGGAACTGTCTTAGATATGATGGAGGTTTACGATGACCTCGATCGTCATATTCAAGAGTTCAGGTATGATGTTAGAACTTTCGGATTTGACCCGTACAACGCCAAAGAGTTCGTTACTAGATGGGAAGCAGAAAACGGTCCGTTCGGAATTGAAAAGGTAATTCAGGGTTCTCGAACTGAATCAGTTCCTCTTGGAGAACTCAAAAAGCTCAGCGAAGAAAGACTTCTCTTGTTTGATGAAGAGTTAATGTCCTTCACAATGGGCAACGCAATTACTTTGGAAGATACGAATGGCAACAGAAAGCTTCTCAAGAAGCGAACTGATCAAAAAATCGATAATGTGGCGGCCCTCATGGACGCCTATGTGGCTTACAAAGCAAACAAGGAGGCGTTTGAGTGACGAGAGGAGGTAACGGATGACTCTCAGGGGCCGGCTGGCGCACGCCTGGAATGCGTTTATCAATCTCGACAAAAATGAGCAATGGGACTCAGTTGCGTCATACGGCACAAGGCCAGACAGAACTCGTCTCAGGTTCACGAACGAGAAATCTATCATTTCTTCGATTTACAATCGCATTGCGATTGACGTCGCAGATCTGGTGATTAAACACGTACGCCTCGATGATAAAGGACGCTTCGGAGAAGAGATTCAAAGCAGCTTGAACGAATGTCTGACTTTGCGAGCAAATATAGATCAACCTGCACGAGCTTTTCGTCAAGATATTGCTATGTCTTTGTTTGACGAAGGCGTTATAGCCATTGTTCCTGTCGATACGACATTGAACCCTAACCTTACTGGAAGTTTCGACGTCAAAACAATGCGTGTTGGAAGTATTGTTCGGTGGTCTCCAGATAGCGTGAGGGTTTCTGTCTATAACGAAAAGATCGGACGAAGAGAAGAAGTAATTCTGGACAAAACCTTTGTTCCTATTGTAGAAAATCCGCTTTATGCTGTCATGAATGAACCAAACTCTACACTTCAGCGACTTATTCGAAAGCTGAATCTTCTAGATACAGTGGATGAGCAGTCTAGTTCTGGAAAATTGGACATGATCATTCAGCTTCCTTACGTTATCAAATCTGATAGCCGAAGGAAGCAAGCTGAACAAAGACGTCAAGACATTGAGTTTCAACTTAAGGGTAGTCAATACGGAATTGCCTATACAGATGGCACCGAGAAGATTACTCAGTTGAATCGCCCGGCAGAAAACAATCTTCTGAAGCAGGTCGAATACCTGATCGAGCTTCTTTATAGTCAATTGGGCATCACAAAAGAAGTAATGGATGGAACAGCTTCGCAACCAGTGATGGTCAATTACTATCACAGAACCATAAAGCCAATCTTGACGTCAATTACAGAAGCAATGGCTACTACCTTCTTGACGAAGACTGCTCGAAGTCAAGGCCAGAGCATCATGTTCTTCCGAGAGCCATTTGCGCTCATTCCGGTTGAAGAATTGGCTGAGATCGCTGACAAATTCACAAGGAATGAGATTTTGAGCTCCAATGAGATTCGAGCGATTGTCGGATATGGACCTGCAAAGGATCCAAAGGCTGATGAACTAAGAAATAGCAACATGCCCCAATCAGAACTCGGGCAGGATATTCAACCGGTCCCCGCAGAAGGGCCGCCGTCCTGAGCGTTCATCCGCTCTAAATCGAACATGAAAGGAGACAGCAGTGGATGACCACGATTTCGGTGGTTACGCAACCAAGGCTGGTCTCAAGTGCTCGGACGGGCGAACTATCGCGCCCGAGGCCTTCAAGCACATGGACGGGGAACAGATTCCCCTAGTCTGGCAACACATGCACGACACTCCGGAGAACGTTCTGGGGCATGCGTTCCTCAAGGATCGCAAAGATGGCATGTACGCGTACTGCTACTTCAACGACACTCCGCAAGGTCAGAACGCAAAGATTCTTGTGGAGCACAAAGACATCAAATGTCTTTCGATCTATGCGAATGGGCTCATCGAGAAGAGCAAGAAAGTGCTTCACGGCAATATCGGTGAAGTAAGTCTTGTTCTTCGAGGGGCGAACCCGGGCGCCAGGATCGACTACGTTCGAGTTCAGCATGGAGATAGTCCAGAAGATATTGTGACTCTGGATGATGAGGCGATCATCACAACTGGTGAATCTTTGGAGCACGCTTCGGGAGACACCAAGACATATCAAGATGTCTACGACACTCTGGATGCAGAGCAGAAGGCTCTCGTCGAGTTCATGTTGGCCAAAGCTCTAGGTTCGGCAAAGCAGTCCGATTCTGAGCCCGACAACAAGGATGCCAAGAACGACGAAGATGACGAATCGAAGGATGACGACAAGGACGACAACGGGTCTGAAGGAACTGACCTCGAGCACAAGGAGAAGGACGACACGATGACGCGCAACGTCTTCGAGAACAACAAGGACGAGCAGGGTGGTTCCGGTGACGCCGCGCGCACGGGTACTCTGACTCATTCTCAGATTTCCACCATCTTCGACGATGCCAAGAAATTGGGCTCCTTCAAGGAGGCCTACCTGGCTCACGTCGATGAATACGGCATCACCAACATCGAGGTCCTGTTCCCTGACGCACAGGCCATCGAGAACAAGCCCGAGTGGATCACTCGGCGGATGGAATGGGTTGAGAAGGTTCTCAACGCCACTCGCAAGCTTCCATTCTCGAAGATCAAGTCCCTTTCCGCGGACCTCACGCATGAAGAGGCTCGAGCCAAGGGTTACATCAAGGCGACCATGAAGAAAGAGCAATTCTTCGCCATCGCCAAGCGTGAAACCACCCCCAAGACGATCTACAAGAAGCAGAAGCTGGACCGGGACGACATCATCGACATCACCGACTTCGATGTGGTGGCGTGGCTCTGGGTCGAGATGCGATTCATGCTTCGTGAGGAGATCGCTCGAGCAGTTCTTGTCGGCGATGGTCGGGAGGTCGACGACGAAGACAAGATCGATGAGACCAAGATCCGTCCGATCGCTTTCGATGACCCGTTCTACACGGATGTCATCAGTGTTCCGGCCAACGTCGGTTCTCAAGACCTTGTTGAAGCCGTGCTTCGGGCACGTGACAACTACAAGGGCACCAGTCCTACTGCATTCATGACGAATGCTGTTCTGGTCGACATGCTTCTGGCCAAGGACAAGATGGGACGCCGTCTGTACCGCACTACTGCGGAACTGGCAGCTGAGCTCATGGTCAACGACATCGTCGAGGTTCCCGTTCTTGAAGGAGTTGAGCGAGACGGCGCCGAGGTTCTCATGATTCTTGTGAATCTTGGGGACTATGCCATTGGTTCCACCCGCGGCGGCGAGATCACCACGTTCGACGATTTCGACATCGACTACAACCAGTACAAGTACCTGATCGAGGGCCGCATGTCTGGCGCCCTCACGAAGCACAAGAGTGCTCAGGTCGTTGTTCGTGGCGCTGGAACTCTTGCGACTCCCGCGGTTCCGACGTTCGTCTCTAGCACTGGTGTTGTGACCATCCCGACTGTCACTGGTGTCACGTACAAGAACCAGGAAACGGATGCAACGCTGACTCCTGGTGCTCAGACTGCTCTGGCTGCGGGAGATTCTGTGTCGGTCGTTGCTGTACCGAACACCGGCTACTACTTCCCGCACAACTTCGATGCCGACTGGACCTTCACGCGTCCGCTCGCGTAAGGGGCTAGAATGGCAAGGTTTCATGGGAAAGTCGGGTATGGTCAGACAGTCGATAAAGGAAATGGCGTTCACGAACTTGAACTCACTGAGAGAATGTACAGTGGTGACGTAGTTCGAAACACCAGAAGAAACGAATCGGGTGAGAAAGTCAACGACGATCTTTCCGTTTCAAATTCCATATCGATTGTTGCTGATGAATACGCGAATCAACATTTCTTTGCCATTCATTACTTGGAATGGGCGGGGAGCCTGTGGAAAGTGATCGACGTTGAATCGCAGCCTCCCCGCCTTCTCCTCCGGTTGGGAGGTGTTTACAATGGCCCAACGGGAACTCCTCCAGCAGGTCCTTGAGTTGATTTGCGTGAATGTGTATTTTCAGCCCCCGACAAATGTACAAATGGTCTATCCGGCGATTGTGTATAATCGAGGCAGGATCGATACGGCTTTCGCCGATAATCGCCCATACAAACATGTAAAGCAATATGATGTGACTTTAATTAGCAGGAATCCAGACGAAGCTATTCTGGAGCAAATCAAACAGATTCCGATGTGTAGACACGAACGCTTCTACGTCTCGGACAATTTGAACCACGACATTTTCTCGCTGTATTTTTAACAGAAAGGAAACGTAACACATGGCTACGCTCATGTGGGACCAGACCGGCGAGCGGACGTACGAGACTGGTGTCGACCACGGAGTCCTTTACCAGATCGACAACGCAGGCGAATACGTTGACGGTGTGGCATGGAATGGTCTGTACAACGTCACGGAGTCTCCTTCTGGCGCCGAGGCCAGCCCTCAGTACGCTGACAACATCAAGTACCTGAACTTGATTTCCACAGAGCTCTTCGGAGCAACGATCGAGGCCTTCACGTATCCTGTGGAGTTCGAGGTCAATGACGGATCTGCTTCTCCCACTGCTGGCGTTGCAATCGGTCAGCAGACTCGTCGGCCTTTCGGTTTCTGCTACAGGACTCTGAAGGGAAACGACAGCGAAGGCAACGACTACGGCTACAAGCTTCACCTGGTCTACGGTTGCATCGCTTCTCCTTCGGAGAAAGCTCACGCCACAATCAACGATTCTCCAGAGGCCGTGACGTTCTCCTGGGAGGTCACCACCACCCCCGTTGAGGTCGGAACGATCGGTGGCACTACGTACAAGCCGACGGCAACAATCACCATCGACAGTACTCAGGTCGATCCGGCTCTTCTGGCAACCCTGGAAGACCAGTTGTACGGCACTGTGTCGGAAGATGCTTCCATGCCTCTTCCCGCTGATGTCATCGCAATGATGTCCGAGGCAACCACCCTGGCAACCCCGACGGCTCCGTCGTACAATGCGACGACGGATGAAGTCACCATCCCGACTGTCACCGGCGTTCGGTACAGCATCGACGGTGAAACGGTTACGGGAACGGTCACCATCTCGGCAAACACGTTGGTGCGAGCCCACGCAGAGCCTGGCTATCACTTCCCGACCCCGGTTCAAGACGAATGGCTCATCACTTTCGCGTAGATCGAAGGGAGACAAGAGAATGCTCGAGATTGAAGTCGCAATTGAAGAGTCATACGACGAAACTAAGTCAGAGTTTGTTCTCAATGACTCTTTCAAAGTTAGGCTCGAGCATTCTCTTGTCTCGGTGTCAAAATGGGAGTCGCTGTGGAAGCAGGCATTCTTAGGTAAGAAAGAGAAGACTCGTGAACAATCAATTTCTTATGTGAAATGCATGGTTTTGAACGAAGATCTTCCTCCGGGAGTTTTCCAGACCTTAGTCAAAGAGCATCTCGACAAGGTTAAAGACTATGTGGAGGATCCAAACACAGCAACCAATCTTTATACAGATCCAAATGCTCCTTCCCCAAGAGAAACAGTCACTTCGGAACTGATCTATTACTGGATGATCTCTTTGAGTGTTCCAGTCGAGTTTCAACACTGGCATTTGAATCGATTACTGACTTTAATCCGAGTAATAAACCTTAAGAATACTCCGAAGAAGAAAATGAGCAATGCCGAACGACGAAATTTGAATAGACAACGTTTGTCACGTCACAACACCAAAGGATAAAAGGAGGTGGAATGACAAAAGTTGATTGGGGAGGCCCAGGAACAAAGATCTTTGAAGCAGGAATCGATAGAGGAGTCCTCTATGTAGAATCTGATCCTGGAGTACCTTGGATTGGGTTAATTCAAGTAGCTCAAAATCAATCTGGCGGTAAAACAACACCTCGATATCTTGACGGTGTAAAAATTAGCAATCGCGCCTCCTCAGAAGAATTCGAAGCAACGATCGAAGGCTATACCTATCCTGTAGAATTCGAGAAGTGTGATGGAACTTCTCGCTTCGACAGCGGTTTGCAAATTACACAACAAAGAAGAGCTTCTTTTGGTTTGACATACAGAACCAGAGTCGGAAACGAACGTTCTGGTTTGGATCTGGCTTACAAAATCCATATTGTATATAATCTTCGAGCAGAACCCGCAGAAAAAGGCTACAAAACCCTCAATGATCAAAACGAACCATTGACTTTCAGTTGGAATGTAACTTCTAGGTCTATTCCTGTCTCAGGATTTAGACCTTCTTCTCATTTCATCGTAGATTCCAGAGATGTTCCGAATGAATTGTTAGTGGCTTTGGAAGATATGCTTTACGGGACTGACGATTCAGATCCAACTCTTCCTTCTCCAGCCGAACTAGTATTCATGTTCGATTCTTTCCAAGATACTGTGTACGATGCAGGAACTCCCTTTACTCCGGTATTTGTTACTTATGATGCCGGAGACCCATACACTTCGGTTACAGATACAATTGATGGAGGTGCGCTGTAATGGCAGAAGGCACACGAATGCAGCAACGGCGCGCTACCGCAGCTGTATGGACTACTTCCAATTATGTTTTGGCTGCCGGAGAACTCGGTGTCACAACAGATACTGGAATCATCAAGATCGGAAATGGCGTAACAGCTTGGGTTGATCTCGATCCAGCTTTCGATTCACAATATCTTCCAATTCTCGGCAAAGCAGCGGATTCCGAATTGCTGGATGGAATCGGTGCTGACAGCTTCGTCAAGGATATCGATACAGCCACAGCAGCTACTGGAGACAAAGTAGCTCTGAGATTTTCTGATGGAAGACTCAAAGCAGCAACGGGTGTATCAACCGATGATGTTGTCAACTATGCCCAAATGACTGCGGCAGATACAGCCACCCAGACTTCCGCAGTCACGTCCGCTCGATTAAGTGCAATTACTAGAACCGTAACCGGGGCTATCACGCTTCAAGCTACGGATATCGGTGGAATGATTGTTGCAAATAACTCTTCATACACGCATTTCAATTGCACCATACCTACGAATGCGACTGTAGCAATTCCGGTAGGATCCTCTTTCCGAATTGTAGCATCAAATAAGGGTCCGGTAAAACTCGTTCCTGCAGGAGGAGTGACTCTTCGCGGGTACGCAATGGTTTACGGCAGCTACAGTTATGCTGAAGTTCTGAAAATCGCTACCGACGAATGGTTGGTTGTCGATTGGGCTCATATTTCCCCACCGATCTTTAAATCGTATCCAGCATTGCCATTCAGTGTTCCAAGTTTGTCATTCACAGCCATTCCTCTTGGCGGAGCAGATCCTGCTCCTGCGGCATCCGCATCTGTAGACAGCTTGGGTTCCGGAGAACAATGGAGTGGGAGTTTCACAACCCGAGTCTTCTGTAGAAGAGAGGGTTATTACGACGTTCATGGCTCAATCAATATGAGCACGCCCACTCGTTCTGCAGCAGTGATATATGTCAACGGAGTCAATAACTTCGTAGGCGCAGTCAACTCTGGGTCTGTGGCCGAACAGACTCTGATAACAGATGGATTTCTGAAGCTTCAATTGGGCGACTATATTGAGATGGTCGGATATCAAGAGTCTGGCAGTGGAAAGTCAGTTGGTCTTTCCCCATACTCGTCGACGTTCTTTCAATGGCGTTGGCATTCTCCTCTATGATCTCTGAGGAGATATTATGGGAATATCAATCTCGTCTTCTGGATCTTTCGACAAGACCGAGAGATATCTTCAGTCTCTTAAAAAACTCGATCTATCAAGCATTATAACAGAGCAAGCCGAAAGAGGAGTCCAAGCCCTCTCTCATTCAACTCCTAGGGATTCAGGACGAGCTTCGAATTCCTGGGGTTATGAGATCAAAAGAACTTCCAGTACTGTTGAAATCGGCTGGACAAACTCAGACATGGAAAATGGATATCCGGTCGCTCTAATGATTCAATATGGTCACGGAACAGGAACAGGTGGCTATATTCAAGGAATCGACTACATCAACCCAGCAATGCGACCGATATTTGACCAAATTGCAGAGACTGTATGGAAGGCGGTGACCTCTGCATGAGCAGTATTGATGAACGCATTGTTCGCATCAAGTTCGACAATGCGCAATTCGCCTCCGGCGTTGATTCAACAATGAAACAGCTTCATTCGCTCAATACAGCGTTGAAAATGGAAGGGGCCACCCAAGGTCTCAATGACGTAAGTTCCGCTGCAAGTAAATTCTCACTGCAAGGAATGAAAGAACAAGTTTCAGGAATGCTGGGGCATTTCTCAGCCCTTCAAGTAGCTGCGGTTACTGCGCTGTCCAACATCGTTAACAAAGCGGTAACAGCAGGACTGCAAATTGCCAAATCTCTATCCGTCGAGCCAGTAATGGCTGGATTTAGAGAATATGAAACGAATCTCAGTTCAATTCAGACGGTTCTGGCCAATACAGGACTCAAAGGCGCAGAAGGTCTTTCAAAAGTAAATGACGCTCTTCAAAAATTGAATGATTACTCTGATCAGACAATTTATAACTTCTCGCAAATGGCCAAGAATGTCGGAACATTTACTGCAGCTGGCGTCAGTCTTGATGTGGCAACCAGCGCTATTAAAGGTATCGCTAACCTTGCCGCTATTTCAGGTTCGAATGCAGAACAAGCTTCCACCGCAATGTATCAGCTTTCCCAGGCTATTTCGGCCGGTAAAGTTTCGCTCGAAGACTGGAACTCTGTTGTAAATGCTGGAATGGGCGGGAAAGTATTTCAAGATTCGCTGATTGAGACAGCAAAAGCTCATGGTGTTGCTGTTGACGATATTATCAAGAAATCAGGCTCTTTCAGAATGAGCCTGCAAGAAGGATGGCTCACCAGTGGAATTCTCACTGAAACACTCAGTAAATTCACTGGAGAATTAACAGCTGATCAGTTGAAGTCTATGGGTTACACTGAGCAGCAAATTGCTGGAATTATTGAAATGGGAAAGACCGCAACCGATGCGGCCACAAAAGTTAAATCCATGACCCAGCTGCTCGATACTCTTCGTGAAGCTGTAGGTTCTGGATGGGCTAAGACATGGCAGATCGTTTTCGGTAATTTTGACGAAGCGAAGAGCTTGTTCACAGAAGTGAACGAAACTCTTGGTGCCATGATCAAATCCTCGGCTGATGCTCGTAATAACCTCCTTCAGGGCTGGAAAGATTTGGGAGGAAGAGCCCAGCTGATTGAAGGCATATCTAACGCTTTCAATGCTCTGATGTCAATCCTCAAGCCAATCAAGGATGCTTTCAGGGAGATCTTCCCAGCAACGACAGCCAAGCAGCTTTACGATATGACTGTCGCTTTCTCAAACTTTATGGAAAAACTAATCATCGGAGAGGGTACAGCAAATAACCTCCGGAGGACTTTTGCTGGGTTCTTTGCGATCTTGGGAATCGGCTGGGAGCTAATTAAGGCCGGAGTAAGCTTCATTTTCGATTTGATCGGAAGTCTTACTCAAGGCTCTAGCGGATTCTTGAATTTCACGGGAAATATCGGCGATTTCTTGGTCTCGCTGCACAAGGCAATCAAAGAAGGAGAGCTATTCACAAAATTCTTTGATGGAATTGGAAAAGTTCTAGCTGTACCGATCAAACTGCTGCAGCTCATAGGCTCTTTGATTTCTGCGTTGTTTGATGGATTGACTGCCAACGACGCCACTGATTCAGTAAACAAGATGACTGAATCTCTCAAACCTTTGGAACGAATTGGTCGTATCCTAGAGCAGGTTTGGGATAGAGTTCAAGCAGCATTCACAAGCTTTGTGTCCAAATTGGATCCAGCCTCTCAGAAATTTGTGGAATGGGCTCGTAGCCTAGGAGAAGGACTGGCTGACGCATTCAGTGAAATGAATTTCGAAACTGTGCTTGGTGGAATTCAAACTGGATTGTTTGCCGGACTCCTTGTTCTTCTCAAGAAGTTCCTTTCGAAATTTGGAGACTTCAGTCTTGATGGCGGGTTCCTGGACGAAATCAAAACTGCAATTGGCGGCCTTACAGGCGCTCTCAAGGGTATGCAAAATGCTTTGAACGCAGCAGCCTTGCTGCTAATTGCGACTGCTGTTGGAATTCTCACACTTTCTCTAATCGGATTGTCCCATATTGACTCTGCTGGGTTGGCTAGAGCGTCTGTAGCTATTGCGGTAATGTTCACGCAACTAGGTATTGCTTTCGCAGCCTTCAGCAAACTAGGGACAACAGCACAGGCATTTAAAATCGGAATCATGGCAGCAGGGTTGATTCTTCTCGCAACTGCTGTTCGTGTTCTTGCATCTTCGGTAGAAAAGCTCGGAGCTCTTCCGCTCAGACAATTGCAAAAAGGTCTGTTCGCTGTAACAGTTCTTCTGGCGACTCTAGTTGCCGCATCAAATCGTATGAGCGCGAATACAGGCGGAATCATTCGAACTGCTGCAAGTTTGGTTATTCTAGGCGTGGCAATAAAGCTCCTGGCTTCATCTGTCAAAGATCTAGGAGAAATGGATTGGAGTTCTCTCGCCAAGGGGTTGACTGGTGTAGGTGCTCTTCTTGGTGCACTGGTTCTCTTCACCAAATTTGTAGAAGCAGATAAGGGTGGAATTGCGCAAGGTGCAGGCATTGTTCTTCTTGCCACGGGATTGAAGATTCTAGCAAGCGCAGTTGAAGATTTCACGAAATTCAACTGGGAGCAGATCGCCCGAGGAATGTCAGGCATTGCTATTGGTCTTGGTTTGATCACAGTAGCCATGAATTTGCTTCCGCAGGGATCTGTCCTGAAAGCCGCTGGTTTGGCAATCGTGGCGGCGTCTCTGAACTTGATTGCCGATGCAGTCAAGAAAATGTCTGACCTACAGTGGGCAGAGATCGCTCGAGGAATGACTGTTCTTGCCGGATCGCTTCTTTCTATTGCCGCAGCTTTGCGAATGATCCCCAGCGGATCGGTTCTGAATGCAGCAGCCATATTGATCGTTGCAGCTTCTTTGGGTCTGATTCAAGAGGCCCTAGGAAAAATGTCTGGCATGAGCTGGGAGCAGATCGCAAAGGGTCTTATCACTCTTGCGGGATCTTTGATCATTATTGCCGCAGCTGTAAGAGTAATGCAAGGAGCTCTTTCTGGCGCAGCCGCTATATTGGTGGTCGCGGCAGCGTTGAGGCTTCTGATCCCAGTCCTAACGGCCTTGGGTGAAATGACCTGGGAAGAGATTATCAAGGGTCTGGTTGGACTAGCTGGAGTCTTCTTAATAATCGGAGCTGCAGGGCTTATTCTAGGTCCATTGGTTCCAGTGATCTTTGGTCTAGCTGCAGGGATCGCTCTTCTTGGATTGGCAGTTCTTGCTGCCGGCCTAGGAGTCCTAGCGTTTGCAACAGCTCTTACAGTTCTCGCGGCTGCAGGAACAGCAGCGGTTGCAGCTGTTGTAGGCATCGTAGCTGGGCTAGTTGGCTTGATTCCCTACGTGATGGAGCAAATCGCTCTAGGTTTGGTCGCGTTCGCCAAGGTGATTGCAGTCTCAGGGCCGGCAATAACAGAAGCAATTGTCACCGTATTGAATTCTTTGCTAGATGCAATCATTCAAGCTACGCCAAAGATCATGGAAGCATTGAAGACAATGCTGTTCCAGATGCTCGATCTGTTGGTAGCAGCAGTTCCGAAGATGGTAGAAGCTGGCTTCAAGATCCTTCTTGGTTTCCTCGAGGGAATTGCAAAGAACATTGGCAAGGTTGTTGACGTTGCTGTAAAGATTGTCGTCGAGTTCATCGGCGGTATCTCGAGGAACCTCGGAAAAATCATTCAAGCTGGTTTCGATCTGGTCATTAGCTTTATGAATGGCATCGCAAATGCAATTCGTGATAATGCCACAAAGGTGGCAGATGCTGGATTCAACATTGCAAAGGCTTTGATCGAAGGTGTTGTCAAGGGTATCGGACAGCTCATCAAGCGTGTTGTCGATGCTGCTATCAACATGGCTAAGCAGATGTGGAATGCAGTCGCGAATTTCTTCGGAGTTGCTTCTCCTTCGAAGAAGATGATCTGGTTCTCCAAGCAGCTCATGATCGGTGTTGATGTAGGCTTGAAGAAGTATGCAAGCATTGCTGTCGATTCGATGACAGGCGTAGGTGAAGATATGGTTGATTCTATGGGTAAATCACTCACAGGACTTAGTTCTGTTCTTGGAAGCGACCTTATCGATTTCGAACCTACTATTTCCCCAGTACTTGATCTAACTCAGGTCAAAAAGTCCGCGGGGGAACTTGCCAACATACTTTCCATGCCGACGTTCAATGTAGAAAGTTCTGTGAATGCAGCTCAAACCGCAGGCGCGGGATTCGAAGAAAACCGATCTGTTCCTGATAACACGGACGAGAATAACGGTTCTGGCGATACTTACAACTACACACAGTACAACAATTCCCCGAAGGCTTTGACTTCTGCGGAAATCTACCGTCAAACAAAGAACCTGATTTCAAAGACGAAGGGGGATTCGAATGTTAAATAAAGTAGAGTTCACAAATCGTCAAGGAAGCGTGCTTTCTCTTTTGATGGAAGAAAGCGATAGTAACTATCAAATCGCCGATATTGATGGCCTTCAACCTGTAAAAGCAACACTTGTTTCAACAAGTTATGCGAATACTGACGGAGAACAATTTCAATCAGCTAAGCGCGAGGCGCGGAATATCAAAATTAAATTGGATCTCGATCCTGATTTTGACGATAACACTTATACGACTCTTAGAGCAGATTTGTATTCATATTTTCTGCCAAAGTCCGAAGTAAAAATGCGGTACTTCATGGACACGGGTCTTTATGTAGATATTACCGGGCATATCGAAGATTTCGATATGCCAATATTCGAAAAAGATCCAAGTGTGGATATTTCAATCATGTGCTTTCAGCCCGACTTTATTGATCCTAGAATTGTCACTATTAATAGTGGAACAGTTGACGGAAGCACAAACCTATTGATTGATTACCCCGGCACGGTAGAAGCAGGAACGGTCTTGACTTTGAATGTCAACCGAGTTCTTCCTGCCTTCACCATGTACAACACGGACGCTGCGGGAAATCTATATCAATTGGACTTCGATGGCGACTTAGTTGCCGGCGATCAGCTTATCATCAGCTCTCTTCGAGGGTCAAAAGGAATCACTCTAATCAGAGATTCCGTGTCGAGTTCTTTCCTGTACGGACGTTCTGCTCAATCTAGCTGGATTGATTTCTCGCAAGGTATAAATCATTTCCGAGTTTATGCCCCGGGGGATCCTGTCCCCTATGAATTGGAATACGTCGTGAGGTATGGAGGTCTTTAATGGAAGTATACATTCTTGACACCCTTCTTCGGCGTATCGACGTGGTAGATACTTTCATTTCAATGATTTGGACAGAGCGATTCGCAGAGATGGGTGATTTTGAACTAGTCACCCTCTCTAACTCTGCTAACAGGAAAAGGTTTGTATCTGACACAATGATTATGATCAACTCGTCGAATAGAATCATGCGAATTGAGACTATCGAAGAAACTTCAGATCTGGAAAAAGGCGTAACGATAAAAATCAAGGGTCGAGAGCTTCTTTCTATTCTGGATTCTCGAGTTGCAGTTAGCCTCAATGCTTTTACTGATCTGATTGATCCTGTATGGTCGTTTATCAATCATCCTCCTGCAGAAATCATGCGAGAAATATTTTACAGTATCTGCGTAGCTGGAGATATTTCTGCAGACGACATAATTCCTTATATCGAAACCGAAGAGACGCTTTACCCAACAGATACAATTCCGGAACCAACAGATATGATGGACTGGGCTCAAAAACCAGCATCAGTATATTCTGCATTAAGAGATCTAGCTGAGACATATGACTTGGGATTCCGGTTGTACAAGGATCCCAACGTCACGAAGCTATATTTCAATGTCTATGCAGGCAGCGACAGAACTAGTGCGCAAACAGCACTTCCTGCAGTTATATTTTCTGCGGACATGGAGAATTTGCAGAATACCACAGAGTACACAGACAACTCGAATCAGTTCAACGTCGTCCAAGTCATATACGTCTACAAAGATGTGGATGACACTGATATAACAGCAAGTGTAATAGTTAGTGATCCGGACTTGTTGCTTTCTACGAACAGTTTCGACAGAAAAGCAAAAGTCCATATGGTTACTGCGATCCCAGAAGATGTTGTTGATATTGAAACATTTCTCATACAAACAGGCAAAGAAGAGTTGTTGAAATCTCGTCCTATTGGAGCATTTGACGGAGAAGTTGATAAGACCACAAAATATGTCTACGAAACAGACTATTATTTGGGAGATCTTGTCGAAATCCGAGGAAATAATGGATCCACAGGATATATGCGAGTTACTGAACAAATTAGGATTGAGGACGCAGCAGGAGAGCGTTCTTATCCCACGTTAGTCACCAAAACATTTATCAATCCCGGTACCTGGGCTTCTTGGAAATATGACATCGAATGGTCTGCGATGGGTTCCGAGGAGTATTGGTCTAACCAATAACGAGAGGAGGCATCTGTGGCTATTGGCGATGCAGCAGTTGCTGCAGGCTTTCCCCTGGTTCCAGATTCAGGGGAAGAAGGAAAGGTTAAATGGGGTTCTCGTGAGATCAACCGAACACGAGACTTCATTGCCATAGTGAAAGCATTAATTCCCATCGGGAAGACAGGATATCGATCCGCTGCTGGCATTTCCTCCGGTACCGCAGAACCTACTGGCGGTAACGACGGAGATATTTATTTCAAGATTCTGTAGGTGAAATATGACTGACTATTATGCCACAATTAGTGCATCATCTACGATGCTCATTCGTGACACAGGTGGCAATGTCGAGTTTTGGTTTCAAACAGGATCGTCAACATGGAATAATGATCAACTTTGGTCATATACAGCAAATGGGTCGAGTTCTGGAAATCTGAAATATAGGCTGGTTCGAGGCGGAAACTGGCAGCACTTTGGCACGGTATATGTCGGATATAATCAGACGGTATATTTCACAATATACGGTGCTGGTATTGGCTTTCCTACATATACGCATTCTGCGTTTATCAGCCGGTCAACAGTTCCTCCAGCGCCTACTCTTACGTACTACGTACCGGTTTCTTCCAGCCAAGTTCACATTCAGTTTGTAGGAAATGGAGATGGCGGATCTGCCATCCTAGGATGGGAAATCGGATACGGATCTTCTTCTGCAGGACCGTCGTATACAGTCAGCTCTGGTGGAAACACAGTCGTAGGCGGTTTCAGCCCTGGACAGAGGGTTTATTTCTGGGCCAGAGGTTTGAACTCTCTAGGATGGAGTGCTTGGTCTAATAGAGGCGAAGCTACCACTTGGAGAATACCCGATCCACCAAGCCCAGTTGCTTTTAACTTCATTACACAAACTTCAGTAACAACTCAATTTGTAGACGGGTACAATGGCGGAACAGCCATATTGGAACGTCAGTTGGGATATGGCCTAAGCTCAGTTTCTCCAGATGTGACTGTGAATAGCCCTTCTGGAATAAACGTTCTAACAGGCTTGGTCCCAGGAGGAACTTATCACTTCTGGGGTCGTGAAAGAAACTCTGTTGGTTGGGGACCTTGGTCTGTACGATCGAGTACGAATTTGATAGCTGGAGCTCGAGTCCTAGTTGGCACTGAATGGAAACGCGCAGTTCCATATGTGCGTGTTTCTGGAGTATGGTTGATAGCCAGACCGTGGGTTCGGTCTGAAGGAGTTTGGAAGGAAACCAGCATATGAAACGATTTCGTTTCCTATGGGGACTTCGACCTTGGAAGCGCCATAGTACCATTTTGTTGGTTGTAGGAATGCTGTACGCACTAATAGGATTGCAGTATATTCTATCTCCTACCCCATTGACTGCAAGTCGAGAACTTTCCATGATTGTTCTCCTAAAAATTGCCCCGTTGAAAATTTGGGCAATAGTTTTCATAATCGCAGGAATCATGACATCTATTTCTTCTCGATGGCCACCCTTCGAAGAAAAGTGGGGATACATGGTCCTCACAGGTTTATCTGCTATGTGGGCAGCTGGATATCTTGTCGGGGTTGTATTTTTCAGATCTTCAGCAGGGAATCTTTCGCAAGTAATTCTGTGGGGGTGCCTATCTTTCATGTGGTGGGCCATTTCTGGTTTACTTAACCCTGACAGAACGGCAGTAACCCAACATGAACCTGGACAGCATTAATTGGGCAGGTATCGGAATAGCCCTGATTGGTGTTATCTCGGCTTGGTTGTCCGGTCGTTCCGCCAACAAAGCCGCCAAATTTACTTCTGGAGCCAGTGTTCTCAACGCGAGAACTGTGGCCGAAACAGAAGCATATGGACGTGCTAGAAAGTTGGACACAGAAACCATACAAAGACAAGACGAAGAGCTTGACGAACTTCGAGAAGAAAACAAATTATTAAAAATGCAGGTTAGACAGTTAACAATCAGAGAAATAGAACTCTCCGAAGAGAATGTGAATCTTCGGAGAAGAGTGGCTCGACTAGAAAGGTATTTTGGTAAACAACATGAATGAGACTGGATTCGTGCTCAAAGACAATGTCTACAACGTTCTGAAGTGGATCGCTTTGGTTCTGCTTCCTGGAATTGCATCGCTGTATTTCGGTTTGGGACAGATCTGGAACTTCCCAGCAGTGGAACAGGTTGTCGGTAGTATCACAGTTGTCGACACGTTCTTGGGACTTTTGCTCAACAAGAGCTCTCAGAACTTCACTACCAAACTCAACCGCTTTACTCCGGTAGGTGAGTTTGTAGTCAAGCAAGACACTGATGGAGAAGTTCATGGAATGAGTTTCGTCGCGTACAACGATCCTCTGGTTCTCCCCGACCAGCAGCAGGTCTTGTTCAATGTGCGGCGAGAGCAGAATCTGTAAGTCGCAAGAAAAACATGGCTAATAGTGAGACCAATGAAAGGATTAGCCATGTTCAAGCGTATAGAAGACAAGGTTACGAAAGCATTTGATGAAGAGATCCTCCACCTGCTGGATCTCATGGACAACCTCACTGCGTATGACGACGAGTACGACAAGATGGCCACCGCTGTTTCCAAGATGTATGCGATCCGCGACAAGGATCGCGTCAGCAAGGAGACCTGGGTGACTGTTGGAACGCATCTGGCCGGCATCGTTGTGTTGATGAACCATGAGCGAGCACACGTGATCGCATCGAAAGCTTTCGGGCTTGTCAAGAAGATCGTATGATCGACTAAACCCAAAGAACTCTCGAGCCATGCGGCATGTAGAACTCCTACATGTCGTATGGTTTTTCGAGAAATACACGGCTTATAAATTTTGCTCGCAAGAATTACAAGGGTAATAATGAGACCCTACTGAAAGGAATTGAGCTATGTTCAAGAACCGCGCCCTTCAGGTCAAGATGGTCAATACCAAGAACGAGACGCACGAAGACGTCACTGATGTCGTTTCTGTGGACCCTGAGCAAATCGCCAAGATTGCAACGGAATTCACAGTCAAGACGATCGGTGCTGTCGGAGCTGTGATCGCCGGACACAAGGTGTTGAGCACGATCTGTGAGATTGCTGTTGTTGCTGCAAAAGCCAAGCTGAAGTAAGGACCTATGCCCCCACAAGGGGTTTAGGTTTTGTCATTTTAGGAGGGTCTCATTATACTGGACTTGATACAAATCTTTGTTATAACATATTGTGTTGTTTTGTTCATATGCTACATCGTAGATTACTTTTTCTGAGTAGGAAGGTTTGTTGTGGAAGATAGATTCGTTCCTTCTACAGAAGAATTGCTGCATTGGATCCACTACGGCACAGAGGGATGTGTTTGTGTGATCTGCTGCAAGATGCGTCGTCTCAGCGATCAAGATAACGAATCGCAAAATTTACAAGCACTATAATGAAGGAGAAGAGATCCGAAAGGATTCCGAGACACGAATGCGCGGGTGAGACCCCCGCCCGGAGTGCCAGCACAAGACAGCTGGTTAATGGATAGTTTTCGTTGGGCTATCACCTCTTCTTATTTTTGTCCAAATAACTCTGAAAGGAAATTACAATGTCTGTTCGTCACCGCAAGCCCATGCACACCATTGTCGGAGTTACACTGGTTCTTCTTTTCGCAGCCGTGATTGCTGTGATTGCAATGTCGGTTACTCCTTCGAGTGATTCCGACCCTCTAGGTCCGGCAGGTTCGGGAATCTCGTCGGTGCTGTCTCCTGACACTTTGACTCCTCAAGCGCCATTGGAGAAGCCTCCTGTGAAACTCGAAGGCACTTGGGCTGCAGAGAACAACGGCGTTCGATTCGAAGCTGCCGTATCCAATGAGGTCATCAAAATCCAGATCGCCAACAACGGAACGACGATGCTGTATTGGGTTGGAACCTTCACTTCTCCGGATGCGGTTGGTGGAGCGATCACCTCCAACAGAATTGAGGTGGACAAGGCCGTTCTTTCCACCGCGACTTCGAAGGTTTTCACTGTTCAAGACAATACTCTTTCTTTCGAATTCAAAATGATGGGAAAGACCGACAATGTTGAATTGGTACGCAGCTGATGTAGATTCTCTATGGGAAGCACTTTTCCATCTATTTGTAGCTATATCGGTCTGTTTCATCACAGGTGTTTTTGCCATTGTCCTTATGTGCTTATATTTCGATGCTAAGGAAAAATTCAAAAAAGAACGTCCGATCAAAAAACATTTGAAAGAATTGACAGATGAACGAATTTTCGAGTTCGTAGAGGAGGCAAGGCGTGACTTTGAAGATGATTCTTCAAGCAACTGAGAAGTTTATTACAGACAATTCCCCCGGGATTTTGACGGGCTTGGGGGTCGCTGGAACTGTCACCACCGCAGTTCTGGCTGGACGTACAGCGTTCCAAGTCGGTATGGATGCTAGCACTCAGTACCACGAAGCTGTTGTGGAAAATGAGCCACTTCCTGAGCATCTTCTTGAGACCAAGCACCTCATCAAGACCTACTGGAAGGAATTCGTTCCGGCTGCAATTGTAGGTAGCACGACTCTCACAGCAATCATCATGGCAAATCGCATCGGTTCTCGTCGAGCAGCTGCCATCGCCGCGGCTTTCAAACTGTCAGAGAATCTGTCCGAAGAGTATCGAGAGCGAGTTGTGAAAACTCTCGGTCTGAAGAGTGAAGAGAAGATGCGATCGGATCTGGCAGCCGAGAAGATGGCCAGGACTCCCGGAAGCGACCTTATTCTTGTTGCCGGTTCAGAGGTCATTTTCTTCGATGATTTCTCTGGTCGTTATTTCACCAACAATATGGAGGCAGTTCGAAAAGCTGTAAACGACATCAATTATAAGGTCAACAATTACTACTGCGCTTCGCTTTCTGATTTCTACGAGCTTATCGGTTTGGATAAAACCAATGCATCCGATGAGATCGGATGGAATTCTGACGAACTTCTGGAGGTCACGTACAACGCTGTGATGCTGCGTGATGGTCGGCCAGCTATTGCAATCTACTACAAAAAGACCCCGATCCGAGGGTACGATCGCTGTCAGTAAGGACAACCATGTTCAAGAAGACCATTAAGTTCACTGATTTCAACGGAAATGAGGTCGAAGAAGACTTCTACTTCCACATGTCCAAAGCTGAGCTGCTGGAGATGGCGGCTACTGGGGACATGCAAGAGCGAATCAATCGAATGATCGCAAGCAAAGACAACAGTGAGATTCTTCGTGAATTCAAGAAGATCATCACTGCTTCTGTTGGTATTCGATCTGAAGATGGACGAGCTTTCATCAAGAATGATGAGGCGAAGGCTCGTTTCATGTTCTCACCGGCATACGACGAGCTGCTCTTCGAACTGATTTCGAATGCGAATGCTGCCTCGGAATTCATTCGAAATCTGATTCCCGAGAAGATGCAGAGCGAGATGAAGAAGGAAATGGAGAAGATCAAGAGTCCTTTCGTGGAGACAGACAAGCGAGTTCACTCGAGTGACGACACTCGTCCTGCGTACATGAGGGAGAATCGAAAGCCCACTCACGAAGAAATGCAAAACATGAACAGGGATGAGTTTTTGGAGGCCTGGAAGCATTTCAACGAATAAGTCGGGGATGGGGGAGTTGGCGAGGGAGCCGCTAGGGTGGTAGCGGGAAGGTCTCCTCTCTATTCCAGGCGCCAACTTTAAACGACAGCTGATGACCAAAATGTGCCCCCTGCTCGCAAGAATTTAAGGAGAAAGAATGTATTGGGATACTGTTTTTTCTGCTTCTGGAGTTGTTTTGTTCAATGGAATTCCAGAAGAAACTAAAAATTTTGTGAAACAACAAATGGCAATGGGGTACATTAAAGAAGATTGCTATGTAGTTGATGGAGCTCATGTGGAAGTTTATCTTCTTCAGGACTATATCTCAAAGTAATTCGCAAGAATTACAAGGGTAATAATGAGACCCTATGAAAGGACAGAAGCATGAATAAGGCTGTTGTTGTCAAGAAGGTTGTTTCGACCGTTGTTGGGTTCGGAACTGCGAAGATCGTAAAAGGAATTATCGAAAGCAATGTTGACACTGAGAGTGTTGCCTCCAAGGTGACAGTCACAGCTGCCAGCACTGCAATCGGCTATTCCCTGAGCGAAATGACTTCGGAGTACACGGACCGCAAGATCGACGAAGCAATCGCCCTCTGGAACAAGCATGTCAAGAAGAGCAAGACTGCCGAGTAATGAAAATCAAAAACCGAAAGCCCCTACAAGGGCTTAGGTTTTTCTCTTTTGGAATAGAGGATCATGACTCCCGAGTTTCCAGGCAATTCCAAGATCCCGAAGGGAAGCGAACCGAAGAAGATCGAGTCTGTGGTCACAGGTGAGGTGTCCGCACGAAAGAAATCTCTCGGAAGGCGCTTCAAAGACCTCTTTATCGGAGGTGATTCAAAAAGCGTTGTCAACTATATTTTCATGGATGTCTTGGTTCCTCAAGCCAAAGACATGATGACAGAGGCCGCAAGCCAAGGAATTGAGCGACTTGTCTACGGAGACTCTCGGCCGTCTCGTAGGTTTGGATCTCGGCCTGCTGGTCCTACCAACTACAACCGGTATTCAATGAGGGGCAATAATCCTATCGGACGATCTGTTCGAGAAGATCGTGTACCGACAGCTCAAGCAAAGACGAACACGATCGATGACATTCTTTTCGCTACCAGGATCGAAGCCGAAACAGTTCTAGATCGAATGTACGATCTTCTGAGGGAATATGAGTCGGCCAGTGTCTCAGATCTCTACAGTTTGATCGGATGGTCTGGCAGTTACATCGATCAAAAATGGGGTTGGACGGAGCTACACGGATCCAACATTCGGCGCGTTCGTGATGGATATATTTTGGATCTGCCAAGACCACAAGCGCTAGACTAAAAATCAAACAAATCTAGGGAAGGTAAACATGAAGATCGTTCCGAAGGCGGTTTCGATTAAGTTCGGCCGTCAGCTGCTGCATTTGCAGAAGGCCTCTCCGCAGGTCATGTTCGCCGGTGGTGTGGCCGCAGGATTGAGCGCCACCGTTCTGGCTTGTCGAGCCACTCTCAAGCTCAGCGACACTCTGTCGAAGGCGGAGGAGCTCAAGCACAAGGCCGAGTTTCACTTCGCTGAGGGAAACAACAAGGACTACACCGAGAAGCAGTATTCTCACGACCTCACCGTCATCAAGCTCAGGACGATTCTCGACGTCACCAAGCTATACGCTCCGGCGGCTGGGCTCACGATGCTGTCGATCGGTCTCCTGACTGGTTCGCATGTTTCGCTCAACCGGCGGAATGCTTCGCTGACTGCGGCGTACGCGGCCGTCGACAAGGCCTTCGATCAGTACCGAGACCGTGTTCGTGAGCAGCTGGGAACCGATGCCGATCGCGATTTCCGGTATGGAACTCGAGTGGTCGAAGAGAAGGTCGAAGGAACTGACGGCAAGACGAAGACCGTCAAGCACACTCGAGTCGGTGAGGACGAGCCGTCTCAGTACGCTCGATTCTTCGACGAGCTGTGTGAGAACTGGAAGAGGAATCCAGAGTACAATATGATTTTCCTCAAGGCCCAGCAGAACTACGCGAACGACATGCTTCGTGCACGAGGTCACGTGTTCTTGAACGAGATCTACGACATGCTGGGTATCGAACGTACCGGTGCAGGGGCGGTCGTTGGCTGGGTTCATGGGAAGGGCGGAGACGACTACATCGACTTCGGCATCTTCGATGACAAGACCAACGATCGTGTTCGTGATTTCGTGAATGGTCGCGAGGCCGCAATTCTGCTCGACTTCAACGTCGACGGAGTCATCTACGACAAGATTTGAAAGGGGCTGTAATGAATAACCAGTCCCTTCGGGTCTTCATGGTCGGTATCGGCGGTCTTATGGTCGGTACCGGCCTTGGGTACATGGTGGCTGAGCGTCGTCTCTCACTTCAGTTTGAGGACCGTCTCAAACGAGAGACAGAAGAAATGCGTGAGTTCTACACGATTCACAGAAAGAAATATCCGACTCCGCAAATTGCTGTCCAAGAACTTGTGGAAGAGCAAGAACACAACACCGAAAACGAATCAAAGAACGGCGAAATCATCGCATACCACAAGATTGTCAAGAAGGAGTACGACACTGTAGACGGTCCTGAGGGGGATGCGGTCGTGACTGCTGAGTTCGACGAGGAAGACATTCTAGTCACGCACAACGTCTTCGATGCGCAGAGAGATACAACCAAACCGTATCCCATCTCGCAAGAAGAGTTCATGGTGAACGATCCCGGATATATCCAGTCAACTTTGACCTACTACTCTCGAGACAAGATTCTCACGGATGAACGTGAAGAACCAATCGAGGATTTCCAGAACACAGTGGGCGAGAACTTCGCCTTGCACTTTGGAAAAGATTCGAGCGACGAAAACACAGTTCATGTTCGGAACGAAAGATTGCAGTTGGATTTCGAAATTGTAAGATCGGAAGGATCTTACGCAGTAGAGGTTCTTGGTATGGATCTGGATGAAGAATCCCCGTCAGCTCAGCGTCGAAGCGCTCGTCAAAGGCGCGGTGAGGAGTAATGACGGCCGGGACTCTTGATGACCAATACCTAGCGTGGTTGTACAGTCAGGTGGCGGAAGTCAGGACCCGGAAAAGCTCCAAGACATATTGGGGTTTACTCAGGAAATTATTCTCTACGGAGTTTGCCTGGTTTATCCCAAACGACGACAACAGAGCAGAAGATGGTCGAGAGCTGCGCTGTGAGTGGATATCTGAAAGAAACATCGGTATTGATCCCGAATGGTTTTCACTCGGTTGCTCGTTTCTCGAAATGTTGATCGGTGTTTCTAGGAGATTATCCTTCGAAGCCGAAGGGGAGGTCTCTTATTGGTTCTGGCATATGATCGACAATTTGGGGCTTCTGGGTTTTCATGATCGTAGCAATTTCTCGGACGAAGAAGTCGAGGATCGAACATCAGCTGTTATCTGGAGAACGTACGACTACAATGGAATCGGAGGATTGTTCCCACTACGAAGAGCTAGCCGAGACCAGAGAAGGGTAGAAATCTGGTATCAGCTTAGCGAATACTTGCTCCAAGATGCTTAAGGGGGTTTCGTGGATTTCTACACTATGCAAGTTGAGGAAAACAAAAAAGGCGGATACACGCTAACCCCCAGCTTCGTAGTAGGACGCTCGAAGGATTTGATGGTTCGTGGAAGATCCTTCTATGCCATTTGGGACGATGATTTAGGACTCTGGTCAACAGACGAATACGACGTCGGTCGTCTAGTTGATAAAGAGATGAAAGAATTTGCAGAGAAAGAATATCCTCATTCTCCCATAACCATCAAATCTTTGAGCAATTTCAATAGCAAGACCTGGATCAATTATCGGATGTTTGTATCGAACATCAGCGACAGTTATCACCAGCTGGATGAAACACTGACTTTTGCCAATCAGGAGGTAAAGCGATCTGATTACGTCAGTAGACGTCTTTCTTATTCGCTAGAAGAGGGAGATCACTCTGCTTGGGATGAGTTGGTAGGAACTCTCTACTCGGTGGAGGAGAGAGCAAAGATAGAGTGGGCTATCGGTTCGATTGTTTCTGGAGATTCAAAGAAGATCCAGAAGTTCTTTGTCTTTTACGGACACCCCGGAACTGGCAAGAGCACAATCATGCTGATCATTGAGAAACTCTTCGAAGGGTATACAGCCAAATTCGAAGCAAAAGCTCTAGGCTCAAACAACAATGCTTTCGCAACCGAAGCATTCAAAGCAAATCCTCTGGTTGCTATTCAGCACGATGGTGACTTGAGCAGAATCGATGATAACACAAAATTGAATTCAATTGTGGCTCACGAAGAAATCCGCATGAACGAGAAGTACAAACCCAGTTATGCCGGTCGGGTAAATGCTCTCTTGTTCATGGGGACAAATCAGCCAGTGAAGATCTCTGATGCCAAATCAGGAATCATTCGACGGTTGATCGATATTCACCCAACCGGGGTGACAATTCCTCCAAATCAGTACAATACTTTGATGAGTCGTGTTGACTTCGAGCTTGGTGCAATAGCAAGACATTGTCTTGATGTCTATCGATCGATGGGAAAGAATTTCTACAACGGTTATCGTCCAACTGAGATGATGCTTCAGACCGATGTGATCTTCAATTTCATTGAGTACTACTATGAGATATTCAAGACTCAAGACGGAGCTACACTCAAACAGGCCTACGAGCTTTACAAAGAATTCTGCAGTACTACAGGAATTGAGAAACCTCTTCCTCAGTACAAGCTTCGCGAAGAATTGCGAAATTACTTCGACGAATTCAAAGACAGAGCGGAAGTAAATGGTGAAGTACTACGGAGTTACTACTCGGGTTTCTCTGCCAATCGATTTAAAGCTCCTTCCTCCAACGAAACTGTCTTCAGTCTTGTTATTGAAGAGAAAGTATCTCTTCTTGATGCGCAGCTATGTGAGAATGATGCGCAGCTGGCTTCCTCCGAAGGGATCCCGACGGAATCATGGTCCAAGGTCACGACAAAACTGAAAGATATAAATACAAAGAAGGAACACTACGTTCGTGTTCCTGAAAATCATATCGTGATTGATTTCGATTTGAAGGGAGCGAATGGTGGGAAAGCACTCGCTCGTAATCTCGAGGCAGCCTCTGCTTGGCCTCCAACTTACGCGGAGCTATCCAAAAGCGGCGAAGGTGTGCATCTCCATTATCTTTACGAAGGAGATGTTTCTCAATTATCCCGGGTATATTCCGAGGGAATCGAAGTCAAAGTCTTTACCGGAAAGGCGGCACTTCGCCGAAGACTCACAAAGTGCAACGCCGTTCCCATTGCTACCCTCAAGGGAGGGCTTCCACTCAAGGAGAAATCTTCGGTGCTACACGCAGACACAGTCAAGAGCGAAAAGGGTCTTCGTGATCTCATCGCTCGAAATTTCAGGAAAGAAATCCATCCCGGCACCAAGCCTTCCGTCGACTTCATTGCCAAGATCCTCGAGGACGCATACAGATCAGGTCTCACCTATGATGTTACCGATCTACGTCCGAAAATTGTGGCCTTCGCAAACAACAGCACAAACCAGGCCCTCGCATGTCTTAAGACTGTACAAAGAATGCGATTCTCCAGTGAAGAAGTACCTGGGTCTATCCCAGTACCACGACGGTCCCTTGAAGATGACGAACCCCTGGTTTTCTTCGACGTCGAGGTTTACAGGAACCTCTTTGTTTGCTGTTGGAAATATGCAGGTTCCGATACGATCGTAAGAATGATCAATCCTTCCGCGCAGGACATGGAAGGCTTGATGAAGATGAAGTTGGTTGGGTTCAACAATCGTAGGTACGACAACCATATTATCTACGGTAGGTATATGGGATACAACAACTCCCAGCTTTACCAACTGAGTCAGCGCTTGATCTCAAATGATAATCGAGCAACGTTTGCTGCTGCATATGGACTGTCCTATACAGACATTTGGGACTTCTCCAGCATCAAGCAATCGCTCAAGAAGTTTGAGATCGAGCTGGGCATCCCTCATATGGAGATGGACCATCCATGGGATGAGGAAGTTCCAGAAGAAATGTGGCCCAAGGTTGTTGAGTATTGCTGCAACGACGTAATGGCCACAGAAGCTACTTTCGAAGACAGAGCACAAGACTTCGTAGCTCGTCAAATTCTCGCTGAGCTCAGTGGTCTGACAGTAAACGATCCCACGTCCAAGCATACTGCTCGGATCATTTTCGAAGGCGACAGAAATCCTCAGGCTTCATTCGTCTACACCGATCTTTCCAAGGAGTTCCCGGGCTATGAGTTCGACTCAGGCAAGTCCACTTACCGAGGCGAAGAACTCGGAGAAGGCGGCTATGTCTATGCAGAACCCGGGATGTATAAGAACGTAGCTCTCCTGGATGTTGCCTCAATGCATCCGACATCTTTGATCCACTTGAACATGTTCGGGCAGTATACCCCGAACTTCAAGGGCCTGATGGATGCGCGGTTGGCTATCAAACACGGAGACTACGAAAGTGCACGCAGCATGTTGGGCGGAAAGCTTGAGCCCTATCTCAAGAATGAGAATGCTGCGAAAGAACTAGCGTATGCTTTGAAGATTGTCATCAACATCGTGTACGGATTGACCTCGGCCACGTTTGACAGTCCCTTCAGAGACAAGCGGAACAAGGACAATATCGCTGCCAAGCGCGGTGCTTTGTTCATGGTTGATCTCAAAAATGCTGTGCAGGAAAAAGGCTATAAGGTTGTACATATCAAGACGGACTCAATCAAAATCGCTGACGCTGATGATGAGGTCATTGATTTCGTATTCAACTTCGGCGAGAAGTACGGGTACACCTTTGAGCACGAGAAGACCTATCAGAAGTTCTGTCTTGTCAATGATGCTGTGTACGTCGCTAAAACGGAACATGGTAAAGATGTAGACTGGACGGCTGTCGGTGCTCAGTTCAAGGTTCCGTACGTCTTCAAGACTCTGTTTGATGGAGAGCCAATCCTAGACAAGGATCTGGCTGAAACCAAGCAGGTTTCAAAGGGCTACATGTATCTCGATTTCGCATCAGGACCACATTTCGTCGGAAGGACCGGAAGGTTCATTCCAGTCACTGAAAAGTCGGGGATCGGCGGTACTTTGGTCCGCGTCTTCAACGACAAGAGGTATGCCGTAGCAGGGACAAAGGGCTACTTCTGGGTTGAGTCCGATGCGGCCAAGGCGCAGAACCTCGAGTTGGACATCGACATGCGGTACTTCGATGGTCTAGTCGAGGAAGCAAAGAAAACTATTGAGAAATTCGGCTCTTACGAGGAGTTCGTGTCATGAGATTTAGCACTATCTGGACGATTCCTTTGATGCGTTTCACAGATCGAATGAAATACAGCAGAGATGAATTGGCTCGAAGAATCGCTTCTCGTCTCCCGAAGAGGATTAGGTATTGGACTACTGTATGTTCCATGTCAGGAGCAACCACAAAAGCGCCTCTTCAACACAGAGAGATGGGGTCTATCGGCATCCTTGAGATCATGCAGCACATGGATCGTCCGAGGGAAATTTACTGAAGGAGTATCATTTATGTCATCTTTTGAAATCAATGTTGTGCAAGCTCTCAGGAGCATTGACAATGCTTTTAGGGAACAGAATAGGATTCTGACTGCGCTCAACCAAAACCTCGTGACAATCGGTCAGGACTTCAAGAAGTTGGCAACCGCCGAGCTCGAGCATCAGGTGGACAACGAGGTCGATCAGGTTCCTGAGAAGGAATACGTGAGGGGTGAGACAGGATGGGAGAGTCCTCCTCGGACGTCCCAATCCGGATTGCCGGACTGGAAGTGGGACGAGCAACACTAGAAATTGTCAATGGAGAAGTTCTAATAAAGAACGCAGTCATTACTGATCCAAAAGTAAGCAAAGCTCTTTTCGGTCCAGTTATTGAAGACTTCAGCGTTGGGGATTCAGATGACTCTGAACGAGGATAGTGTTGAAGAAGAACTTCTGCGTTCGATAAGAGAATTCAAGAAGGCAATGATAGCCATGACTGAACACTTGGATATCCTTGCCGAAAAGATTATCGAAAGACTTGACTCGTTAAAGGAAAGTAAGGAACAAGATTAGTAGTGGATGCGCCGATTTGTGTCGCCGGATTTATAGTAGGAATATGCAGTTTCGAAATTATTGATGGCGAAGTTATAATAACAAAGGCGATCATCACTAATCCCAATCTTTCTATTGCGCTTTTGGGACAGTCTCCAAAACATCTAGCGAAAATAAAAAGGAATCCGAATGCCTCGAAATGACAAGAACAAGATCATCGAGGACGTGACGATTGCTTTCCGAAACTTCTCAGGTAAGGAAGACGTCTACAACCGAGCCGGGGACAGGAACTTCGCAATTCTCCTGGACCCGGATCTCGCTGCCGAGATGGAGCGAGAAGGTTGGAATGTCAAGTACCTGAAAGAGCGGGAAGAGGGAGACGGACAGCAGGCCTACATCCAGGTTGCCGTCAGTTACAAGTCACGCCCTCCCAAGATCGGAATGGTCACCTCCAAAGGACTCACCTATCTGGGTGAATCTGAAGTTGAGATGCTTGACTGGGTTGACATCGAGACTGCGGACGTTACACTGAATCCGTATGAATGGGTTGTCAACGGTAAGAACGGAGTCAAGGCTTACCTGCAGACGCTCTTCATCAAGATCGAAGAAGACTACCTGCAGCAGAAGTGGACTACTTTTGTGGATGACGCTCGTCGTCAGATCGAGAGTTCGGACGATCACCAAGTAGTCGAAGGCGAGTACACCGTTCACTAAACGGAGGAAACGTGGCTGATCCAGTTTTGTACCAGCTTCCTCCTGTTGCGGCCATGCAATGGGATGGAACCGAACTCAACAAGATGGAGATTCTGGCCTGGGTGGCTCAGACTCTGACGCAGTTCGAGCTCGACCAGGAAGAGATGACTCCTGAGAACGGAGTTTGTATCTTCTACGATGGCTCTCTGGCCATCATTCAGGGACGACAGATGGCTCGTGTGAACAACACGGACTACGTCGTCAAGTTCGCTGACGGACACTTCGAGGTGAAGTACTACGAACACTTTGAAAACGATTACACTCAACTTCTGACATGACTTCCGAAGGTAGAATTCTAATTCACAGCAATGCAAATGAACTTGCGCATTGGTGCGGGGGGAAGCTTGTGGTTGAGCAGGATGCTCTCAACTCAGAAGTCACTTCCCCTGGCATCAATGTTCCAGTAGGAGATGAAGTAAAAAGAGCGTCCGTCGGGGATGTCATTATCCGAAAGGACGATGGGTCCTTCGACATTTTCAAGAACTGAAAGGAAAACAAATGTTGAATCGAACGAATAACTGGGGTCCCAATCCTGATCTACTTACGAAAGGAACTCCGACCGAAAAGTCAAGATACATCATTTGGATGGAGTTCTATGAGAGCTACCCGAAAGTTGCTTTCGACAATGTTCAAGTAGTCACATTGACCGATTTTGGCCCAATGTGGTCGGCTTATGTGCTAGTGAATGTGGACGACGCTCTATACCGAGTGAGGTATTACCGAGGAACAAACGTTATCGACATTGACGTTTATGACAGGACACAAGATCGATCTATCAAAATTTCGAAGTCGGATTAAACACTGAAAGAGGGAACAATGGAGCTTCAGGAATACGCCCGCAAGCGCTTCGTCGTCAATGCTGTGCAGGTGACTCTGGATAACATCCACGAGGTTGCCGAATGGTGCAAGGGCACTGTCCAGCTGGTGTCCACTCGTATGCTGGGGGTATCGACGGACCTCCCGGTCATCAAGCTGCAGGGTCAGGGTGACCTGAGGGGCAAGCAGTTCACCGCCTCGTTGGGTTGCTTCGTCGCTGAGCTTCGTGGGAGCTTCCGGGTCTACAAGCCGTCCCAGATGGAGGCCAATTTTGAGTTGGTTTCCGATCTCGACGAAGACAGGACGGTTGTGGAGGACGAGCCGCACGAGCTGATCCTTCCGGACGCTGAAGACATGAAGGCCGCTATCTGATATGGCAGGAGACGATCTCTGTCATTGCACCAGAAAAAAGAAACACCACACCATCACCGAGCTCGAACAATGTGAGGGAACAAAACTGATGAGAATCTTTACTCCTGCTGACTTGGATCTTTGGCACTTGGAGCGTGTCAGAGTCAGCTATACGCCGAAGAACATCCACACCGAGGCCATCCAGGCCACTGTGGAGACCATCGGCAAACTGGCCTTGGAGTTCGAGGCGGACCTTTGCGAAGGCGCGAACGATCTGTACTTCTTCGTTTTCGCGGAGCGAGGGACGGACGAAGATCCCAAGCCTCCGGTTTCCCTTTGTGTCAGGGTGAATCACTGGCTGGTTGCTCTTCGGGGAGAGCTTCATGTGTTCCCGGATGTGGTGTTCCAGAACACTTTCGAGTTCGAGGAGCACACTCTGAAGGGGATCCAACTCCCCGCGATCGACGTCCAGAACCCCTCGGGCGGGCTTCACAGTCGCACCACCCTTCCTGGATTGCAGCCCAAGTTCAAGCAGAACGACCTTGTTCGAGTCAAGCGGGATAGTCGGATCGGTCAGATCCAAAGCGTTGAGGTCGAGGACAAGACCGGTGCTCCCATCGTGGTCTACTTCGTGGAATTGGCCATGGGTGATGGCCAGTGGTTCCGCGAGGAAGAGCTGGAGGTTCGTGCTTCCCACCCGGAACAGCCCGAAGCCATGCAGTAATGGCTAAGAGAAAAGACACTCCCCCTAAGAAAGTCAAGAAGTACGTTGCTCCTACTCCGAAACCAATCCCCATACCTGTGGTTCAAAATTGGCAGTGCAGGTTTGGTTGCGGTGCAGGGTTTGTGAGCCCTAAGGGCGCTAGTTCGCACGAAGGCAACTGCAAACGAAATCCAGCTAACAACACATAGGCAGTTGGTGTCGGGAAATGCCTGATTTGAAGTTCACCATCGCAGAACTACTTCAAATTATCATCTGTGCTCCTGGGTTGATCAGCGTCATTCTCGCATGGAACCACCCCAAGATCAGGACGCCATGGGTTTTGATCATTGTAACTCATGCAGGATTGCTGACCTACTTCTTCTTCACAGGACAATGGGGCCTTTGGTATTATAACATTGGCTACATCATCGTTGGGTCAGTTCGACTGACGATGGCACAGAGGATCAGGAATCGTGGGAAGAGATCGATCAATTCAAAAAAGCAACAAATCAAAGACGACAGCGAAGTCGGTCTCGAAGAAGAAACCAGAACCGCTGAAGTGTGACTGCAACGCTAAAAGCTGGGAGCCCCATGATCCTGGTTGCCAGTTGAACGGATAGGAAGTGGGAAGGCGATGTTGGCACGTTGACTCCCCCGTCACCGTAGGGATCGTCAAGCCGGTAAGGGGTTAGGCCGGTATCCGTTGTGCAGAACGATAACTGGAGAGCGGGTAGGCGCTGCATCGCTGAACCGCCGGCCGGACAGAACACTAGGTGGAGAGCTCCAACAAATGTCTGTGGAAGTCTCAGAGAAGCCTATGATGTGCTCTGTTGTCGGTATTGTCAAGGGAAGACGCTGGTTTGAGACACAGTTGGGAAGGCGTCAAGCAGGTAAGGGGTTAGGCCTGCACAATAAGTTAAGGTGTCCGTGTCTCCTATAAGGGAGGTATCTATGGGCGAGGATTAGAAGAGAACTCCGCGTTTCCACGCTGCACTGAGGGCAGGGGCTCCTTAACAGGGGTCCCTGCCTGTTACTTGGCCTATTTTTAACGGAGGAGTCTTGGAATGGAAGCTGAAGCCTCACCAGATGATGGCTTTGCAGAAATTGAAAAACGGGTCGATCTTAACGGGGGGTGTTGGCTCTGGGAAAAGTATGGTTGGTGTTGCCTACTATCTGAAGACCGAAGCTCCCCGGGACGTGATTGTGATTACGACGGCAAAAAAGAGAGACAGTCTCGATTGGAATCGTGAGTTCGCTCGATTTGCTGTAGGGACGGAGGAAGATGCGACTATCGCCGGTGTTCTCACTGTTGACTCGTGGAACAACATCCATAAATACGAAAATGTCAAGAATGCGTTCTTCATCTTCGACGAACAAAGACTCGTCGGGAGAGGTGGATGGGTCGCTAGCTTTCTTAGGATTGCCAGAGCCAATCGATGGATCCTACTATCTGCAACGCCTGGAGATACTTGGCTTGATTATATACCCGTGTTCATTGCCAATGGGTTCTACAAGAACAGGACACAGTTTAAACTACAACACGTCGTTTACAAGAGTTATACAAAATTTCCTGCCGTAGATCACTATGTAAATGTAGGAAAACTTGTTCGTCTTCGTAACGAAATTCTTGTGTCGATGCCCTACGAGCGGCACACGAAAAGACATTTGATAGAATTGCCAGTCGAGTACGATCACGAGATGATGGATCTTGCGATGAAGAAGAGATGGAATCCATTCACGGATCAGCCTATTCGTGGGGCTTCTGAGCTCTTCTCTGTGATGCGTAAGATTGTAAATACGCATTCTAGTCGTTTCGAAAAGCTCAGGGAGATCTTGGAAAAACACCCCCGGGTCATAGTTTTTTACAACTTTGACTACGAATTGGAGCTTTTGAAGACTCTGATCTTTGATGGAATTCACGTAGCGGAGTGGAATGGGCACAAACATGAGGACATTCCTGACTCTGAACGATGGGTTTATCTTGTGCAGTATGTTGCTGGATCCGAAGGATGGGAATGTGTAGAGACGAATTCTGTCTTCTTCTACTCCCAAACGTACTCTTACAAAGTGTGGGAACAAGCGCACGGTAGGATCGATAGACTGCATACTCCGTTCATAAATCTGTTTTATTACCTTCCAATGTCCTCTGCATGGATAGATTTGGCCATTCAGAAGGCCTTGAAATCGAAAAAAAGCTTCAATGAGTCTGATATGTCCGTTTCTCTGTGAGTTTGCCAAGATTTTTGCGAAAAAAAACTTTTATATTGGCACATGTATTATGTACTTCTATATTTACGCGCGTAATAGTAAAGTACATAATACATAAGCACTTTTAAAAGTTTTTTTTGCGAAAAATCTTGGCAAAGATGATCATGAAATTTGGAGGCAAGATGGAGGAGTGGATTCCTCTTCAAGACTACCCCGGTTATTCGGCTAGCAACATGGGTAAGATAAGAAACGATGCTCGTTCTCGAATTCTAGCCACCGTACCTACAGCCTCGCGGTACATGTATGTTTCTCTCATGCAAAACGGAAAACAGGTAACTCGAGGAGTAGCAAAATTAATCGCACAGACATTCGTTCCCAATCCACGACCTGATCAATTTGATACTCCAATTCATTTGGATGGAGACACGTCCAATAGCCAAGCTTGCAACCTCCTATGGAGACCTAGGTGGTTCGCTATAAAATTCACGGTCCAGTTCTATTCGGAAATCGTTTATCGCCCAAAGCCGATTCTGAATATCACAACAGGAGAAATCTTCGAAGATATCTGGGATGTGGTCAAGAGAGACGGAGTTCTTTATCAAGAGGTAGTTCTGGCAATCAGCAATAAAACCTTTGTTTTCCCTACAATGGATGTGTTCGAGTGGTTTTACGAAAGTACATAATACCTCGCAGTAAAAACATGGATTATAATAGAAGGGGGGAGAATAAGCCTCTTACAAACGGTAAAATTTTAGGGAGGTTTCGTGGCAAGTAAAGAGTCCGAGTATCAGGGCCAGCTCATCAAGAGAATTGAGAAGCGTTTCCCTGGATGTTTCGTGATGAAGAATGACGAGGGCTACCGCCAGGGAACCCCCGACCTTACTGTTTTGTATGGTCCGCATTGGGCTGTCCTCGAAGTAAAAAGAGACGAAGCGGAAATGAAAAGACCCGTTCCCAACCAAGAGCATTATGTGAACAGGTTGAATGATATGGGATTCTCTGCTTTCGTTTTTCCCTCCAACGAAGCAGAGGTGCTGGATGCGCTTCAGAGATCATTCGAAGCTGGCGGGTAGCCATGCTTTTCTAAGTCCAAGCAACTACCATTGGGTGAACTATGACGACCATAAACTGGACGCGAGAGTCTACGCGTCGTTCGCTGCCAAGCGAGGAACCGACCTTCACGATTTAGCTCAACGAATGATCCGTCTTGGAGTCAAGCTCCCAAAGACAACCGAGACATTGAATATGTATGTGAATGATGCAATTGGTTTCAGAATGGTTGCAGAACAGACTTTGTTTTATTCGGACAATTGTTATGGAACGGCAGACACAATAGGTTTTAGCAGAAACAAACTTCGCATACATGATCTGAAAACAGGAATCAACCATTGCAGTGTTCTTCAACTTGAAGTCTATGCTGCCTTGTTCTGTCTAGAATACGATATCAAGCCTATTGATATTGAGATGGAACTCCGCATTTATCAAAACGACGATATTCAAATCTTTGTGGGAGATCCACTTTCCATTACAAGTATCATGGATAAGATCATTGTATTTGATCGTCGTATCAACGAGCTTAGGTTGGAGGTTTACGGATGACAATCATTCCCGAGGAAAACTACTTGGCTCACTACGGGATTCTTCGTAGGTCTGGTCGTTATCCTTGGGGCTCTGGTGGACCTGAGGTTGCCAGCAATAAGAGCTTCTTGGGACACGTGCTCCAGCTCCAAAAAGATGGACTTAGTGAATCTGAAATTGCCAGAGGTCTGGGCATTACTACTACCCAACTTCGTGCTAGCAAGTCAATCGCAAAGAATGAACAGCGTCAGGCAGACGTCGACATGGCCCAGAGATTGAAAGAAAAGGGAATGTCGAACGTTGCTATCGGCGACAGAATGAATCTCCCTGAGTCTTCCGTTCGCGTTCTTCTTGCTCCGGGAATGAAAGACAAAGCCGACGTTCTTACAAGTACTTCAAATATGCTGAAAGATCAACTTTCAGAAAAGAAGTATATCGACATCGGTGCAGGTGTAGAGAATCAGCTTGGTATCAGCCAAACGAAATTGTCTACCGCAGTAGCAATGTTGCAAGAAGAAGGCTACAAGATTCACTATTTGAAAGTTACACAACTAGGAACAGGAAAGCAAACCACAGTCAAAGTTCTGACTGGACCGGATATTTCTTATTCGGAGGTATCAAAGAATCGTGCGCAAATCAAGCAAATCCAATCTTTCTCGGAAGATGGTGGACGTTCTTACGTCGGAATTCAAACTCCATTGTCAGTCAGTAGTAAGCGGGTTGCGGTTCGTTATGCAGAAGAAGGTGGAGCTGACGCTGACGGTATCATTTATGTACGCCCTGGCGTCAATGATCTGTCTCTAGGCGGAGCTCGATATGCACAAGTTCGAATCGCTGTAGATGGAACACACTATCTAAAAGGCATGGCAATGTACAAAGATGATTTGCCTGCCGGTACAGACATTATGTTCAACACAAATAAAAGTAATACTGGCAATAAAAAAGATGCAATGAAAGCAATGAAAGATGATCCTGACAATCCTTTTGGAGCGGTTGTTAGGCAAAAGATCGATTCAAAGTCTGGCAAAGTTACATCTGCTATGAACATTGTCAATGAAGAAGGAGACTGGGATCGCTGGTCCAAGAATCTTTCTTCTCAGATGTTGTCAAAACAGAGCCCGACACTTGCTCGTCAACAACTGGATATGACTTTCGAAAGAAAGAAGCAGGAGTTCGATGAGATTCAATCTTTGACCAACCCTGCAGTCAAGAAGAAATTGCTTGAATCTTTTGCTGATGACGTGGATTCTGCAGCGGTTCATCTCAAGGCTGCAGCTTTGCCTCGGCAAAGGTCGAATGTAATCCTGCCAATTAATTCTCTTTCTGAAAATGAAATCTATGCGCCTAACTTCCGTGATGGAGAACGAGTTGCATTGATTCGTTATCCACATGGAGGGATCTTTGAGATTCCTGAATTGACTGTAAACAACAAGCATCCACAAGCTAGGCGAGCTATTGGCCAAGCTCGCGATGCAGTGGGCATCAATTCCAAGGTAGCAGAAAGACTTTCTGGTGCAGACTTTGATGGAGATACTGTACTTGTTATACCCAATAACAAGAAGCAGATCAAAACTTCTCCTGCTCTTGAAGGTTTGAAAGGGTTCGATCCTCAACGTTCTTACCCAGCATATGAGGGTATGAAAGTTATGACGCCTCGAACCAAGGCGATTGAAATGGGTCAGGTATCAAACCTGATTACAGACATGACAATTCGTGGAGCAACCAAAGAAGAATTGGCTAGAGCGGTTCGTCATTCTATGGTTGTGATTGATGCAGAGAAACATAAGCTTAACTATAAACAATCAGCTGTGGACAATGGTATTGGTCAACTGAAAGCTAAGTATCAGGGAAGCTCAAGAGCAGGAGCCTCTACTCTAATCTCCAAGGCTACATCTTCTGTTCGTGTACCGGATAGAAAGCCTAGGCCTGCCGCATTAGGTGGACCTATCGATAAGAGTACTGGTAAGAAGGTCTTTGTTCCCACTAATGAAACCTTCCTTAACAAGAAGGGCAATCTAGTACCAAAGACATTCGAATCTAGAAAGCTTGCCGAGACTGATGATGCACACACCCTATCTTCTGGCACACCTATAGAGAAGGTGTATGCCGACCACTCCAATAGACTGAAGAACCTAGCTAACAGTGCACGCAAGGTAGCAGTCAACACTAAGACTACTCCTTACAGTCCTTCAGCTAAGTCCGCCTATCAACCTCAAGTTACATCCCTCCGGTCCAAACTAAACGTGGCCCAGAGAAACCGCCCTCTTGAAAGACAAGCCCAGCTCGTAGCAAACGCCATAGTCCAGGCAAAGAAGGATGCTAATCCTGACATGGAT